TCTCTGCTCCAAGGTTGTCGAACCCGACACCTACACCGAGCATCGACGCCTCCATCAAGAAAGCGAACGGCTTTGCAGGGTTCGCCTTCGTCATGTCGGCGGTCGAAACAAACGCGCAGTTTTGAAGCGCAGCAGAGTTGCGCTGGTCGTTTACAAGCGGAGTGCCCATGACCCAAAGTCCTCGGCCAGGTGGCGTCCACTTGAGATGAAACATTCTGTCGAAAGCTTCTTTTGCAGACGCTTGCCCTTTGCTGTCGTTCCACGGCAGACGGTTTGTCTTGCAGTGGTCTTTCTGAAGCGAGTACATGCCGTTGATAACACGCTCGCAGACATCGGCCCATGTCTCTTTTGTTCCGTCTTCCTTCAACCGAGAGTAGGTACGCAAGAACGTGATCTCACCTACAGAGTTGCCACCCGCGTCACGGTAGCCGAACGGCGCGGGCTTGTCACGATACTCGTTGACAAACTCCGGCGAAAGACGGAAAGAGAACAAAGACATAGTCATGGCTGATTACTACTCCCTACAATTATTGAAGCTGTTCGTATATTTGTTTGCAGCGCTCGCAGACTGGAAAGCCATCTGGGTCTCTTGTCGGTACCCATATCTTTCCGCAAAGAGCGACGATAGGAACGCCTGTAACGACGGCTTCTACGATGTCTGCTTTGTCTGCGTAGTGAGCGAACTTGTCGTGATCGCCAGAAACGTATGCTTTAGTGTCTGTGCTCTCCGCGACTTTCACCTACATATTTTATCTTTGACAGGTGGGACACCAGTAGAGAGTCCGTGAATCAAGTTCTGTTTCTTTGACCTCTGTCATACAGAGACGGCACGACTGGCGTTGCCGTTTATAGACGTAGCTGAACTGAGAACAACCGTGTAATTTGACTTCGTCTTCGCCCAAGTGCTCGGGCGCCACCGTGCGAATCTTGCCGTCCGTCGACCCATCTCGAAGAAGAATGGAAGCGTTCCGCCATATCTCATCGAACTTCTCGCGCTGCATCTGCGTACCGGGAATAAATGGATCAAGACGAGACAAGAATAACAGCTCGGCACGGTACACGTTTCCAATCCCAGCGATCACGGATTGATCCATCAACAGTCCTGCGATGGTACGCTTCGACTTCACGATCTTCTTCCACGCTTGTTCTGGGTCTGCATCGTCGTGTATCGGATCAGGTCCAAGCCTTTTCTTTATCGCACTCACTCCAGCGTCGTCAAGCAGTTCGCACGCTGTCGGCGCTACCAGGTCCGAGATGTAGATGTCGTGTTGCAGTCGCAACCTGGTCGAGTCTTTAGGTTTCTTGTTTGGGTTCTTTGACAGATAGAACCACCCGTACAGTCCAAGATGCACGTGCACGGTCTGCCCGGTGTCAAAGTGCAAGAACAGATGCTTGCCGTGCGCTGTCGTATTATTCAATATACGATTGTCGATATTCTTCGCCTCGTCCGCGAACCGCCCCTGCGGACTAGAAGCTCTCACCGTCTTCCCAGCGAAAGCTCCCTCATGTATCGTCGCCAGGTGCCGTATTGAATGTCCTTCAGGCATTCTTCCTCTTTTCGTTGTTCGTCGTTTCCTTGCTATTCTACAATAGTTACGGCGGAAAGTTTGAACTATGACCTATGACGGATCTACGTCATGTTACTATTGCCCTCGCGCCAGACGGGCTGAATGGTTGATAGGTCGTCTAGGCCGAGCGCATGTAGTAGGGCGCTCGCACCCTCTCCCAGGGGTGGCCGGCCGGGGCCGTGACGTGCGTTGTCCTTTCCGACGTCACTGGCCCCGCCATAAGCTCTTCTTGATCAGGAACCGAGACAGGGTTCCAGAAGTAGTTTATAGTTGCTCTTACCGTTTTTACGCCGACCTCATAGGAGCTATTCACAATGGGCAAAGTCGCATGGGATTACGTTGTCAAGGTAACGATGCCGGAGGACCTCAAGGGTCACAAGCCGGGCAGACTTCCTGAGGCGCTGCTGAAGCCAGCGGCGGGCGGCGGCAAGCTCCACTGGCGCGCCGCGAACGCGTGGGGTGCGATGGTCGCGAAGGCTAAGGCCGACGGCATCGAGCTCAAGCCGGTTTCGTCTGGCGACACATATCGTTCGTATGACTCGCAGCTCAAGGTCTTCCTCGAGCGCTACACCAAAGAGCCGAACGGCAACAGCACTCGCACGTTTGAAGGCGTCAAGTGGTACAAGAAGAACGAGAAGCTCGCAAGCCTCGCCGCTCCAGGATCGTCACAGCACAACCTCGGTATCGCCGTTGACGTGCACACCGCGAGCGGAGAACGTCTTGAGTGGCTGATCGCCAACGTCAAGGACTTCGGTTTCTCTTGGGAGGTTGTTCCGGAAGAGCCGTGGCACCTCCGCTACGTCGCAGGTGACGTTGTTCCAGCCGCGGTCTCGGCTTGGATCGCAGAAGGCAACGGATACGCGAAGCCAGATGTCTCAGCCGCTCCAGCAGCAGAAGAGAAAGAAGACAAGCCAGCACCAGCACCGAAGGCAGAGAAGCCAGCCGCCGCGCCAGCACCAACAGGCGACGGAGCGCTCGACGTAGGCGACAACGGTCCTCGCGTCAAGGCTCTGCAAGAAGCGCTGAAGAAGCAGGGTTATTACCCGAAGAACCCAGACGGCAAGTTTGACCAAGCCACGGCAAACGCTGTGAAGATGCTGAAGGGTAAGCACGGACTGAACGCCAAAGAGACCAAGGCCGGCGCCAAGGTCCTCGAGATTCTCGGACTGAAGTAAGTCCTATGAACGAGGTGCTCGTCGCGCTCATTGGCCTTGTCGGCGTCTTAGGCGTCGGCTACATGGAGCATGGCCGCAGAACAAGTAACCGTCGTTGGCAAAAGAACAGTGAAGATCACAACTTCGTCGTTGACAAGATCGAGAACCTCGGCAAGTCTCTTGGCCGCTCGATCGACAGAGTTGAAGAAACGGCAGTTCGCACAGAGAACAAGCTAGACCAGCACATCAACGATCACATGACAGGAAAGCTCAGTGGGCAAGAAAAAGTCCGGCGGCGGAAGCTCGGGTAAGTCGGCGCAGCAGCGCCGCCGCGTGCACCCAAAGACGGGTGCTGTCGAGATGGTCCCTGGTACAAAAGCCGGCAAGAGGCGTCAACGCCTACCGTACGGGCACGAGCTTCGCACGCATGACCTTCATGGTCCGGTCGGCGTAAAGAAAAAGCGACCGACCAACGCTTCTAAGTAAGCCACTCGTTTCTAATCCGTCTATCGATCTGCCACTTCATGCTGTTCTGCTCGTCGACGGGTAGTTCTTCTTTAGCGTGAAAGTATCCGTGGTTCTCGCCGATCGTGAAGTTGTCTCTCTTGTAGAACTCTGGGCTTGAGTCTCTTGTTGTCCCGTGTGAGTAAAAGTTCATCTTGATTCCGGGTCTCTTGATCAAGCTCGCGAATCCCATTCGTGTAATCCTCCGCGTGTAGTCCGTGTCCTCGTAGTACGCGGGATAGAAGTTTTCGTCGAATAACCCGACCAGCCTCACGATGTCGCGTCCGAGCGAGAACGTCGCGTATGGCTCTGGGTCCGTTACAACCATGTGGCACTCAGAGCTCTCGTTGATCAGCCGAGTCAGCTCTCCTGGAATCCACCCGTTGTCATGAGACCCAAAGATCACGAACGGTTCATGAGGATACAACTTGATCCCTAGGTTCCAAGACCCTGCTACCCCTAGGTTTGACGGCAGGTTCAGGATCTTCAGTTCATAACTGCGGCTGAAGTTTTCAACTAGATCTGTATAATGACCGCCGTTGTCTATGATCAAGATCTCTTTGATCCTGTCATCGTCCACCGACGCCAGCGTTCTGTCAAGCAGGTCGTAGCCGTTCAGCACCGGTATGACCATCACCGCCCGACCGTCTCTCTCGTCTAGCATCAGTCGTTCTTTTTCTTGCAGCCTTTCATCTCGGGCTTCCAGGTGCATGGGTCCCACGGGGCAAAGCCCGCGATGTCATAGAGATACTTGCCCGCCTTGAGGTTCGTTACCGGGTCAAGAAGCGTCTCTTGGTCGCAGATTCCCATGTCGCGGCAGATGCTTCCAGAATAGCTCGGGTGGTCCTTCTTCCAGTGAGTTCCGTTGATCTGGAGCAGCCCCGTGTCCGACCGGTGATTCCACTCCGAGACCCGAGTGATGCGGCAGTTCTTGTCAACGACGTCGCCTCCCCTGCGGTTCGGACAGCCGCCCGACTCGCGGAGGATGATCTCGCCGAGTTTGTCCCAGGTCTCTTCTGGCCAGCCCGCCTCGGCAGCCAGCCTCGGCAGCCACGAGATGTCACCGTGCCGAAACACGATTCCGCGGTTCTTTTCCTTCTCCATCAACCTTTCCAGGTGGTCAGCTGCGACCTGGACTGGAACAGTCCCGGCCCGGGTAGCGACGACCTCAACGGCAGGTTTCGTAGTGTCTACACTCTCGGCCTTCATGTTGAAGGCCCCGCTAAGGCTACTAACAGACAATAGGAATATCGTCAGTAGTTTTGTCAAGCTTGGAGTCCTCTCGCTAGGGGGTAGGGACTTGTCTTTAGCGTTGGGTCTATCCTACCAGGCGAGAGTCCGAAGTTACACTTTGGTTACTGATAGATCTAGTTCTGAGTGTCTTGGTGCAGTTTATGGACTACAATGGTGGCAGTTGTCTGTTTGGAGGTCTCTCGGAGATGCTTGCAGGAGTTCTGCACTTGAAGATGGAGCAGGGTGCTACGTTCACCCAGCGCCTTACCTGGAAGATCGACGGATCTCCTGTCGATCTAACGTCTTACTCTGCGCGAATGAAGGTCCGTCGCATGGTCCAAGAGCCTGCGATCCTGTCATTGACAGCATCGACAGGCGGCGGCATCGTGCTCGGCGGAGTCAACGGGACGATCGACATCACCGTGTCGGCAACGCAGACCGCGCTGCTGAACGCGGGCAAGTACATGTACGACCTCGAGCTTGTCACGGCGGGCGGAGGTGTAACTCGTCTCGTCAAAGGAAGGCTCACGATTGACGCAGAGATCACGTACTGATGGACGACCTTGCTAGCAGCGTAGTCTACGTTGATGTCTCGAAGACAACTGTAGAGGTCACCGAGACCGAAGCGATCATCGAGGTCATCAACGAAAAGACAGAGGTCATCATCTCTGGCGATCAAGGTCCTCAAGGTATTCAAGGACCAACTGGTCCAATTGGCCCGCAAGGCCCAACTGGGCCAACAGGTCCTCAGGGCGCGGCGTCAACAGTCACCGGCCCAACTGGACCGGTGGGTCCTACAGGTGCGACGGGCCCAGCAGGAGTCGCAGGCGCTTCAGGCGCAACAGGTCCTACTGGAGCTCAAGGCATACCAGGAACTGAAGGCGCGACCGGGCCAACGGGTCCTCAAGGTGTTGCAGGAGTCGAAGGTGCTCCAGGTGTTGACGGCGCGACCGGGCCTACAGGTCCGCAAGGCACGCAAGGAGACATCGGCGCGACGGGTCCAACTGGACCAACAGGTCCGACAGGTCCGACTGGACTTCAAGGAGTTACCGGTCCTACAGGGCCTCAAGGTGTCACGGGACCCGCAGGCGCAGACTCGTTTGTGACTGGACCAACCGGTCCTGCCGGCGCAACAGGCCCTATCGGCCCAACTGGTCCAACAGGTGCTGACTCAACTGTCACAGGTCCTACCGGCTCAACCGGTCCGACAGGGCCTACAGGCCCTACAGGTCCAATTGGACCAGCTGCAACGCTGACATCGACGTCCCTCGTTCGTCACCTTGTTCGCAACGGCACCGAGTCAACAATCAACATTGGTCAAGCTGTCTACATCACAGGATCAACAGGTACTTCTGGAACAAACATGCTTGTCGCTCCAGCTGACTACAGCGTGGAAATGACTTCTTCAAAGACTCTTGGAGTAATGGCAGAGACTATAGCTCCAAACGCTGTTGGATACGTAGTCACAGAAGGTCTTCTTGAAGGATTTGACACATCCGCTGCCGGCGCTGCAGGTGATCCGATATGGCTTGGCGATAACGGAAATCTGATCTACGGACTAGCAAATAAGCCAGAAGCACCGAACCATCTAGTGTTTATTGGAATCGTTACACGAGATCAGCAAAACAACGGAGAAATCTTCGTTCGTCCGCAGAACGGCTTCGAGCTTCAAGAGCTGCACAATGTCTCAATATCAAACCCTCAACCTGGAGATACTCTTCTATACAACGCAACAACAAGTCTTTGGTACAACGCAGCAGCGGGATCAGGCGGGTCAGGTGCAACAGGACCTACAGGACCAGCAGGTGCAACAGGACCTACAGGACCAGCAGGTGCAACAGGACCTACAGGACCAACTGGAACATTTAGCTCAGACGGAACAGTCGTCCTTGAAACCGTGAATGAAAAGTTGACGACAATCGACGGCGCAACAGGCGTGACTGCACTTGACTACTCGCTTGGTTCTATATTCAACTTCACAAGCATAGCCGGAAATATCACGGCAAACATTACAAACTTGTCGCTTGCCACTAATACAGCAACAAATATCACAACTGTTCTTCAGCAAAACGCAACAAATCACATGATCACCGCTCTGCAAATCGCTGGAGTTTCGCAGACAATAAACTGGCAAGCAGGAATTGTCCCCACCGGCAACGTAGGTAAAAAAGACATCGTGATGTTCACCATCTACAACATTGCCGGAACTTACTTAGTTCTTGGTCAGTTAGTTACATTCGGGTAAGCCATGCCGTTTCATGGCGGAGCAAACAGCAGCTTTTTCTCTGGGATGCGGCCAGGAGCGATCACAAACCCGAACGTGCTGCCAAGCTTGCAGGTGTGGTATGACGCGTCTGACTCTGCGCAGTTCGTGCCATCAAATCCAAGTGACGGAGACACGTTTACTCAGTGGACTGACAAGTCCGCGTTTGCTCATAACGCCAATCCAAACGGCGGCGCGGCCGTTCGCGCAACGTATCAAGCAAGCGAGCAGAATAGTCTTAGCGTAGTTCGCTTTGACGGCGTCAACGACAACCTCACTATCAACCCAGCAACGTGGGCTGCGAATCTTTCAGGATTTTCTGTGTTTGTTGTCGCAAGAATCGCAAACACGACAGGCGTGAGAACCATTATTAGCTCAGATCAAAACGGTCAAAAGATATTTTGGAATGGGACCAACTGGGCCGTGAAAGATTCTGGCGCAACTGGCACAAGCACAGCTACCGCTGATACAACCAAGTTTCACACTTTTGGTCTTGTCTACGACGGTACAAAGACGAGTAATGCAGACCGCTTACTGTTTCGGTACGCCGAAACAACTCAATCGCTTTCTTTTACAGGAACAGTTGGATCTACTACAAGTCCAGCTACATCAGTACTAGACATTGGCTGGTATAACAACTCTGAGTACTTTGCCGGCGACATAGGCGAGATTATCTACTTCAGCCGCGCGGTTACAACCGCAGAGATCGCAGGCATCGAGTCCTATCTATCTTTGAAGTGGGCCGTCTAGAACCCTTGCTGGACAAGGGTTTGCTGTGTACACACCTAAACTTAGGTGTGTTAGAGTGTAGCTAACGAGTTTTGTACAAGATTGTCACGGAAAGCCTTACTGGATATGGAAACTAGCAAGTCGTCGAAGAAGGTAGCGCTGCTGTACACAAGAGTGTCCACTTCTATGCAGGTAAACGACGGAATGTCCCTTGCCGTGCAGGAAAGAGCTCTCAAGAAGGCTGCCAACGACATTGGATACAAGAAGACCGAGCTTCTCAGGGAAGAGGGCAGATCTGGTAAAAGTATCAAAGGCCGTCCAGTTCTCTCGTCTGCTCTCGAGCGCCTAGACCGCGGCGAGGCAGAAGCGCTGATCGTCACAAGGGTCGACCGACTTGCCAGATCTACTCAAGACTTCCTGTCGATCATCGACCGAGCGAATAAGAACAACTGGCGCGTGGTCATGCTCGATCTAAACCTCGACACGTCTACATACCAAGGACGGTTCGTCGTCACGATCATGTCAGCTTTGGCCGAGATGGAGCGAGCGATCATCGCCGAGCGGCAGAAAGACGTCCACAAAGATCGCCGAGCTAACGGAGTTGTCTGGGGCAAAGACAAAGGTCCTAAGACAAAGATCCCCGCTGAAGTCCTCAACGTGATGACACAGTGGCGAGCCTCTGGAATCAGCTACTCAGAGATCGCGCGAAAGCTCAACGAGCTCGAGGTGTCCACTAGCAACGGCGGAAAGAAGTGGTATGCGTCAAGTGTGTCTCACGTCCTTCTCAAAGGAAAGCACAACAAAGTAGTTGAGCCGGGACCCTGAGTCTCTCGTCTCAGAATCCCGGCTCGTTTTTTCAGCGCCCGTCTCTCCCCGAGCGAAGAAACTTATCTAGCGAATCGCGTAGCAATTCCCCAGTCGACCTCACCTTGTGGTACCACTCTCGGCATCAACAGACGACCCATCAACTGTGCGCGTGAGCCGTGACCCTCGACCGCGATGCCTCTGTCTTGCAACTTGCGCTGGAACGCGATCTGTGTCATTGGCTTTTCGCCACGTTCTTCTGACCAGATGCGGTAGACCGCGTACAGCGACTTTACCGGTGTTGCCGCGCCTTCTGACTCCTTGGTCTCTTCGTTCAAGAAGAATCCGATGCGGTCCTCGTTCTTGCGGTAGATCTCAGCAGCGTCACTGACTGCGGTGCACCAGCCAAGAGCGTCGCGTGCGCTTGAACTAAGAAGCTTGATCGCGCCTTCGACTGCCCACGACAGCACCGCCGGCAGCGCACCTTCTGGATCGAAGATGTAGTGCTTGAGGTCTGGGTCTGGATTTTCTGGAATGTTTGTGAGCGGTATCGGACGAAGTCGGCGCCACATCGCGTCGTCGCTGATGATCGGCCTGTGGTTTGTGGTGACCCACAGCTTCGCCTGTGACTGGAACGTAAACGGCTTTTCGCCTGGCGAACGCGCTGAGATCTCAGAAGAGCCTGTCAGTTTCTTGACCGAGTTCTCTTTCATGCGCTCTGACTCTGGCAACTCGTCGACCCACACCATGCGGCGTCCGCGAAGCTCTGCCCAGTGATACAGGTCGGCTCCGTGCGCCTGTCCGTCGCCTTGAGCAAGAATACTTGAGTCTAACGGCCACGCGTACTGCGCAGTACCGAGCGCTTTCACCAGCGCTTCAACCATCGTGTTCTTGCCTGATCCTGGAGGACCATAGACTAGGAACATAACGTCGTATGTGCGCAGTCCAGTAAGCGAGTATCCAGCCGCTCGTTGCAGCCATTCCTGAAGCTCTTTGTCGCCTCCTGTCGCGAAGTCAATGAACTGTTCCCAGCGGATATTGCGTATTCCAGGATTGTACGCGACCGGCGCGCGGCGAGTGATGTAGAGATCCGGGCGTCCTTTCAAGAGCTCACCGGTGCGGAGATTGATCACTCCGTTGGCTACGCCAAGAAGAGTCTCGTCAGAGTCCCAGTTGTTGACGCCGACCAAGATGCGAGGGTCTGACGTGGCGCTCTCAATACATGATGTGATGCGCGAGTTTGACTTTGCCTGCTGCGCCCACTTGATTACCTCGGACTGTTTGTCTGCGTCGTCGAGATAGTGGACAACCTCGCTTGCGACAATAGGCGCGATCTTCTTTGCAAGTTCTTGCATCTCGAGGCTCTCGACGTCTGGCTTCCAGTATCCGCCGTCCCAGTGGAACCAGCCAAGACCTGGAGTGTATCTGACCGCGGCGCCGAAAGAGTCAACAAGACGACGACCGTTGCCTGTGTCCGTGAGCGTTCGCTTGCCAGGCTCACCACCCTCTTCTTCGCTGATCGCGTCTGGGTCTTGCGGTACGTCGATGTTCGTCAGGCTTGTCGCCTTTGCAAGTGAGTCGCCGTCTTGCAAGGCAGCTGACACCGTCCCGCCGATTGTGCCAGGCAGGTACGTCGTGTCGGATTGAGTAGGAGGACGTGCGACGATTGACGTCGTCGTCATGCCAGCTTTCGCTCGCGTTTCTTCCTGTGACTTGATTGCCCAGTCCTGTAGACCTGGCCACAGCTTCTCTGTCTTTGGGTTATCGACAACAAACTGAATAGCACGACGCACATGCATCAGCAATCCGCCCTGTCCTTCGAGCTCAAGCGGCGGACGTACCTTCTCGGCGTTGAAGCGAATCATCATCGTTTCGACTGCTAGGCGACCTGCCTCGGTGTTCACAGGAAACTTGTTAGCGAGAGCGCACGCGAGTGCGTAGATGTCAACGGCACGAGAGCCTTCGTCGATGCCTTCAGTAAGAAGTCTGTCAACGTCAACTCGCTCGCCAGAGAAGTCTGCGTCTTCAAGCCAGGTCCAATCGCCTTCACCAAGTTTAGACGTAGCTCGCTTCCCGCGCTTTCTCAATGCTGACAGCAACTCTTCTGGTGCCTGCGCGACCGGGATCTCCCAAGGCGCCTTGCCCTGCACCCACTCGTAGCACACACCAGAGAAATGCCGCGACGGCGCGATGAGAACGTAGCCGTTGTGCTTGATGTCGATGCCGTTGAGGCCAGACTTCTTGAGGTTGCCGACGAGCGACTCTGATTCGTCGCACTTGTAGAAAAGATGCCTGCCGCGAATAATCTTGCCGTTCGCCGTGTACGAGCCAGTGATCGCCTCGACTGTTGGCGGAAGCGCGCCCTCTACAAGAGACTCAAACTTCTCAAATGAGTCAGGCCCGCCCGCTCTCGGGTCGATGTCGATGACGAAGAATCCGCTCGGTCGGCAGTACACGCTGACGTTGCTATCTTGGTCTTGTGTCCACCACGCTTTGACTGCGTCGATGTTCGCAGTCGCCTGCACGTTCCACTCGCTTACACGAGGATGTTTGCCTACGTCTTTCGGTTCAGGATGCGAGCCGCCGCATGTGCAGCGTCCGCCGACAATGCCGTAGCAAGGCATGACGAACCAGCCCTGCTGTGCGTACCATTCGGCAGCTGAACCCAGTCTACCAGTTGCTGATTCCCATGTTGTCATTGAAGCGAGAGATCTTCTTTCGGTTGAGAGATGTGCGAAGCTTCTGGCCGCGCTGTTTGTTGTGTAGGTCGTTCATAATACACCAAGCTTCGTGTTGAAGCGTGAATGTGGACAAAAAAGAAGACATGAATGAACTTACAAAGAATTTGTTGATAGTTCACACGCGATGACAATGAGTATGATATAGTGACTAATGACAAACACCGGCCAAATCATGGGAGGTACGGTTATGGGAGATCTTCTCAAGGAGATCCAAGAAACGGAGATTCACCCTGGAAACAGGTCACGAATCGCCGAGATACTAGAGGCACTCGAGCCGTCAGACAGAAAAGATCTGCTGGCAGCGCTCGACGACCACTCGATCTCAGCTTCGCGAATCTCAAAGGCAATGGCGCGCAGAGGACATAAGCTCGCCTCATCAGTCATCTCGAGGTATCGTCGAGGAGAGCTCTCGACGAAGATCAAATGAGTCTCGAGGACGAGATCAAGCTCGAGGAAGAGATAGCAGATCTCCGAAGAGCTCTAAAGACCGCCCAGGCTTCTGAATACAAGGCCAAGCGCAAGAACGAAGAACTTGTAGAAGCAGTCTATAAGGCAGCGTACGACGCGGGCATCGCCGCCGGCCGAGGGATCCCAGACAAGCAAAAGCCACCAGCTAAAGATCCTCGCAAAGGTAAAGGCGAGGTTGCAGTAGTTCACGCCACCGACTGGCAGCTCGGGAAGAAGACCGTCTCGTACGGTATGACTACCTGCGCCGCTCGTATGGATCAAATGATCATGAAGGTCAATGAACTTTCGACGATCCAGCAGAGCCATCACCCGGTCAGAGAGCTATGTCTTCTTTTCGGCGGAGACATGGTCGAAGGCATCACGATCTTTCCAGGCCAAGCCTGGGAAGTAGAGGCGCATCTATTCGAGCAGCTCTTTGAAGCCGCGCGGATCATGGAAAAGATGGTCCGCTCGTTCTCATCAACTTTCGAGAAAGTCTCGATCGTCTGCGAGTTTGGCAATCACGGTCGTCTTGGTCGGAAGGGAGAGCTTCCGTCAGGTGACAACATCGACGCGATGGCGTATCGGATCTGTCAAGACAGAACTAGAGATCTAAAGAACGTCACGTGGCAGATGTCGGGCGACTGGTATCAGATCGTCACCATCGGCAACT